GAATTTTTGTAGAGGAAATATACTAAAATACATAGCAAGAGCAGGAAAAAAACAAGATGAGTTAGGCGATTTATTGAAAGCTAAGGACTACTTAGACAGAGAGATACAGAGATTAAGGGATTTATAAAAGTCCCTTTTTTTTATTTTCTTTAAATAAAAGTGTCAAAAAGTTTTTTTGTATTATTGAAATACTATATATTTGCTAATAGATAATAATAAACAATAAACAAAATGGAAGTAACAAAGTATTATCACAAAAACTCAGACATAATAGCATCTGAAACAAGAATATATCCTAACGGTAATCGAGAGGAAACAACTTATGATGAAGATGGAAATATCTTAACCTTGAAATCTTATGAAAATAGTTGGCATATTCAAACTTTTAATAAAGATGGGAACACAATAAGTTATGAGGAATCTAGTGGTTATAAATCTGAATTTACCTACGATGAAGATGGGGAGGAGTTGACATATAAAAGTTCTGATGGAGTGTATTTAGTAAAAGGTGTTAAAGTATCAAAGGAAGAATTTAATAAATTTTTAAACAATAAATAAGATGGAAGTAACAAAGCATTATGACGAGGATTCTAATCTTTTACTAATAAGAAGAACAGCTCAAGATGGTTATTGGGAAGAGAGGATTTATAATCAATTTAAACACCTGTTAACCTATGAAGATTCTAAAGGAAGATACGAGATAAAAGGTATAGTAGTATCAAAGGAAGAATTTAATGAATATATAAACAATAAATAAGATGGAAGAAATAAATAAACAAGGTACTGATTTAATAAATACTGATTTACGAGGTGCTAATTTAGGAAATGCTAATTTAACATATGCTAATTTAAGAAATGCTGATTTAACAAATGCTGATTTAGGAAATGCTGATTTACGAGGTGCTTATTTAAGAAATTCTATTTTAACAAATGCTATTTTAACAAATGCTGATTTAGGAAATGCTGATTTAAAAAATGCTGATTTAAGATATTCTGATTTAACAGGTGCTAATTTAAAAAATGCTAATTTAAGAAAAGCTAATTCAAAACATTCTGATTTAACAAGCACTAATTTAAGAGGTTCTGATTTACGAGGTGCTGATTTAAAATATTCTAGTTTAAAACATTCTGATTTAACAAATTCTGATTTAGGAAATGCTGATTTAACATATGCTGATTTAAGAGATGCTAATTTAAAAGGTGTTGATTTAAGAAATGCTAATTTAACAGGTGCTTATTTAACAAACGCTAATTTAAGAGGTGCTAAAAACTACTATTCATTTGTTGCTTCTGATACATCCAAAAGGATTGTTCACTGTGTAAGACACGATAAACAATGGATGGTAAAAGCAGGATGTTTTTGGGGTACTCTCAAGGAATTAGAGGTAGAAGTAAAAAAAAGCCATAATAGCCCTGTTTATTTAGCCAATATAGAAATACTAAAAAATCTATAAATAAAATGGAAACAACAAAATACTATCACAAAAATTCAGACATAGTAGCATCTGAAACAATAATATACTCTAATGGTAATAGGGAAGAAAAAACTTATGATGAAGATGGAAACATCTTAACCTCTAAATCTTTTGAAAATAGTTGGGAGATTCACACTTTTAATAAATATGGAAGCGTAACAAGTTATAAAAACTCTAATGGTTATAGGGCTGAATTGACTTATGATGAAGATGGGGAGGAGTTAACATATACAAATTCTGATGGATTATATACAATAAAAAGTGTTAGAGTATCAAAGAAAAAATTTAATAAATATATAAAAAAATGGATATAAAAAAAACAAAAATCTATACACGAAATATATAACGTGTATAAAAAAATAAAATATCTTTATATGAACTACAAAGAGAAGCAACTGTTTCCTTTTTGGAAACGGTTCAGCAAAGAAACGATATGAGAGAGCCTTATGCAGATTTTATGCAATGGTTATAAGCAAAAAATAGAATTAAATAAATTTTTAAACAATAAATAAAATATAAATGGATGATAGATTAAAAATTATTGAGATTAAAATTGTGCCTTTTGAAGATAGGTATAGATATACATTCAAATATACATTCAATAATGAAGAAAATCAGTTAAATTATATTTCAGATGATTTCTTTGAGAGTAATTATTATTTCTACTTTAAGATTTTAGAGTATCACAATAAAACAAACAAAATAAATAACAAAGTAGAATTAGGGGAAAATTTATAAATAAATAACAGATAAAATGAACAAAAAACAATTAGAACAGATTACCGGAGTAATTATCACTTCATTTGTAAACCTACACTTTTTAGAAGAAGCGAGTAAAACAGGACTGTTTAGACAACGACTAAAGAACAATGTGAGGAGAACTATCACAGACTTGTTAGAGGTGGAGAGTAAATACTTTAATAAGATTGATGAGGTTGATGATAAACAGATGGGGGATAAATTAATAGCCAACAATATAGAGTTTGTAAAATGGATATTGAATAAGTTTGATTACAATGATTTCACTAAGATACAAGAAGTTTGTATTGCTTATTCCTTAGACAAGGAAAAGATGACTAAAGCATCTGATGAGGTCTTATTATCTAATGGTGCAGAAAAAATAGATTAAAAACAATTAACAAAGATATGAAGAAATATAATTTAAACACAGCAGAACAATTGTTAAACAACTTTGTAGGGTTAACAGGGTTTGATATAACAGAAACTAAAAGAACAACAGAAAAAGTATGTACAAGGTCATTTTTCAACTTCTTATTACATAAGATGAACGATATGACAGCAGGACAGATTGAAGATTTCTACAAACACAAAGGAGGTTCTTTGACTAGATTATCTATAAGACACTCTTTAAGCAGAAAAGACTTTTATCACGAAAACTTCGAGCAGTTTAGAAAATATTACGATAATTACTTTCCATCTGTTGATGTAAAAAGAAAATCAAGACTAGAAAACAATGATTTAATGAACGATGAGTTGTTTTTTGTAATAGACAGTATTAGAGAACCTTTTAGAAGAGCAGAAATGCTTGAAATGGTTAAATTAAGGATAAAGTCTTGGGAATGGAAGTATAGAGATGAATGTACAGTTTACGATTGCTCTAGCGATATGAGTTCTTTAACATTTTAATTAAAGTTATGAAAAATATAAATAAAACCTTTAAGAATATTTGTAACGATGTTCTAAATGATGGTAGCGAATACACCAACGAACGAAGAGGAGTAACAAGGTTACAGATACCAAGCTATAAGTTTGAACACAATATGGAAGATGGTTTTCCTGCTATTGGTTTAAAGAAACTACCTATAAAAGCAGTTGTAGGGGAGTTGATATGGTTTTTAAGAGGGGACAATGGTATAAAGTACCTAAATGATAACAACATCAAGATATGGAATGATGATGCTTATAATTGGCACGTAAAGAACTGTGCTGAATCTTCATCAAGACCATTATCCAAATGGGTGTTCTTAGATAAAGCTAAGAAAGGATGGAATTGTTCAGTTGGTCAAAACTATTCTGTAAAGTGGACAAACTTCAGAGGTGTAAACCAAATAAAGGAGTTGATAAAAGGAATGAAAAAGGATATTATGGGGAGCAGGCTTATAGTTAATGCTTGGGACTCTTCTGATTTAAACAATACTGCATTACCTCCCTGTCACACTTTCTTCCAAGTTATTGGAGTGCCAAACAAAGGTTTTGAGTTACATTGGAATCAAAGGAGTGTAGATTTATTCCTAGGATTACCTTTTAATATCTCTTCTTACGCAACTTTAGGTCTTATACTAGAGAAACTAACAGGACATAAGTTTTTAAGGCTTGTAGGGGACTTAAAATGCGTCCACTTGTACGATAACCAAATAGAATTAGCAAAAGAGTTGGTTCAGAGAGATGATAACTTTGATAAATGTACTTTAGAGGTTGGAAACATCACAGAGAACTTTAATAAGGTAAACATAAGTGATTTTGAATTAAAAGGATATGAATCACATAAAGCAATGAGAGTAGAAATGTTAGCACCAAATAAAATATAATTATGAAAGATATTGAAAAAAGAATAGAAGAGATTACTTCAACAAGAAATTTAGTTGATAATAGATTGATAGTTGATGCCTTATTGGAGTTAGATGCACAAAATGTTGACTTAGGTAAAACTTACACTTTTGATGCTAAAAAGAGGATGAAAGATAATAGTATTGAGATTATCAAAGCAATTAAGGAGTTTGATAAAGATACTTATAAGATATTGGCTAAAGGTATTGATAGATTATGATGGACATAAACAACATAGAACATTGTGANTGTGGAGGGGAAACAGAACAGAATAATGGTTATTGCTCTTATGTTTGTTCTGTTAACCGTTGGAGGGAAAGACTATACAAACCCTTCATAAATAAGAGTTCTGAAAAATAAATTAAAAAAAATAACAATATTATGAGCCAATTAGACCACGACTTAGACAGTTACCAAACAGAGTACGATGAAACAAATACTTGCAGACACTGTGANACTCCAATAGAGGAGAATTATATGTACTGTTCAAANCAATGTTGCATATACGATGCCGAGTAAAACATTATAACTAAAAATCAGTTATCTTAATATGAGTAAATCTAATGAAATAAAACCGACTGATGGTAGGAAAGGTAATAAGAGGAAGAAATCAATCCCTAAAACACCTGTTCCTGCTATTGAGAGGTCTAACAAACCTGCGTTAAATCACGCAAAAAAGAGTAGAAGAAANCAATATGCTTTAAAAGCTATTAAAAATGTCTATGGTAACGAAGGTGCTTTCTTTGAATCCTTAGTAGANAACTCTAAAGATAACTATAACTTTGCTAAATTAGTTGTTGATATGGCTTATGGAGAAGAAAAAGAAGTCAATACATCTAAAGTACAAGCACCTACTATAAATTTCTTTGGAGATAGTGCAGAAGGTAAGAAGATTAAGGAAAAAGTAATAGATATAACACCTAAAGATGAGTAAATTAGACATACACGAGAAGTATATACCTGTTTTCAAAGATGATAGCAGGTATTTTGTTGTTACAGGAGGTCGTGGTTCGGGTAAATCCTTTGGTGTCAATGTTTTTCTATTGAACCTTACCTATGAAACAGGTCATAAGATACTTTTTTCAAGGTACACTATGATTTCTGCTCATACATCTATTATTCCCGAATTTATAGAGAAGATTAACCTTATGGGTGTTCACGAGGACTTTAGGATTACTAAAGATGAGATTATGAACCTTAAAACAGGTAGTTCTATTATATTTAAGGGTATAAGGACATCATCGGGTAACCAAACNGCAGCACTTAAATCTTTGAACGGTATAACTACATTTGTAGTTGATGAAGCAGAAGAATTGGTTGATGAATCTACTTTTGATAAGATAGATTTCTCTATACGTTCACAAACTAAGCAAAANAGGGTTATTCTTATATTNAACCCTACTACTAAAGAGCATTGGATATTTCAGAGGTTTTTTCAGAATGAGAATATACTTCCNGCATCTAATACTAAAAAAGGTAACGTAACATACATACATACAACCTATAAGGACAACAAGAAGAACTTATCTGAATCTTTCTTAGAGAGAATATATGAGATGAAGAGAAAAAGACCCGATAAGTATCAACATCAAATACTAGGAGGTTGGCTTGAAAAAGCAGAGGGTACTATTATAAGAAAATGGAGGGTAGGTGACTTTATTCCAACAGAAACTACTTGCTATGGTCAGGATTTTGGATTCTCAGCCGATTTAACGACTTTAGTTAAGGTTTCGGTAGATAAGCAAGCTAGAAAGATTTGGGTCAAGGAAATCTACGGAAAAGCTAATCTAACGACTTCTGAAATAGCATCTAGGAATAGACAGGAATGTTCATTGGATTTAATTATTTCTGATAACTCCGAGCCTAGACTTGTAAACGAATTGAAAACACTTGGGTTGAATATAAAACCTACTGTAAAAAGGAAAGGTAGTATATTGAGTGGTATTGCTTTAATGCAGGATTACGAGATAGTTGTAGATAGAGGTTCTCACGGTATTATAAGAGAATTAAACAACTATGTATGGAAAGATAAAGGAGAAGTACCTATTGATAAGTTTAATCACTTTATAGATGCTATAAGATATGCTTTAACATATTTAGTTCAAGGTGTCAATAGTGGTGTTTATGTGATAAGATAAAAATAATAATGGAATTAGGTTATTACATTTAATTTTATTATTTTTGCTTAAATTAAATAACTATGACAACACCTGTAAATAAAATAATACAAAGTTTAGAATCTATTTTAGAGCAATGTAAAGACAAAAAAGAATTATCAACTCATAATCAGATAAAAGACAGTTCAATATATTATGAAGGAATGGTAGATGTATTGAATTATGTTATAAATTCTTTCAAAGACTTCTTTGTTCAAGACAAAAAGCAGAATGTATATTTAGTGTTTAAAGAAGAAGGAGTGGATGGAATTGATATAGATAGTGTTCAAGTATTTCAAGAACAAAAAGATGCTATTGCATACTCGATTGCTTTAGAAACACATAAATATTATAATAAAGACTATCATACTGTTCGAATTTTGTTAAAAGAAATTATATGATAAAAACATTTGTGATAATAGTATTGATAGGATTGATTTATAATGCAATCTTAGATAGGTTAGATAAATAAAATCTTTTATTATAAGGGGGTTCAAAATATTTGTTCTCCCTTATTTTTTTGCCAATCTTTTATTATGAAGGGGTAATCTTTTATTATGGAGGGGTGATCTTTTATTATGGAGGGGTGATCTTTTATTATGGAGGGGTCTATGTTTGCTATGGAGGGGTCAATATTTTTATATTTATTTAGACTAATTATAAATAGCTTATTCTTATTTAGAC